ACACCAAACCTAGCGTAGCCTGTTTGTTTATTTAATTTGTCTGCTAATTGTTTTTGTTTAGTTATATTTTTAGAACCTGAACTAACTAATAGTCCTGCTTTCTTTGCATCAAAATATTTTTTAGCTAACTTACTTCCTAATTTAAAACCTGCTGTACCGGGTACACCTATTTGAACTAAAGCTTGTGTTAGTTTACCTATACCACTTTGTTCTGCGTATTCTTCTAGTGGATTTAGTTTATCAAAAAACATTTCTACATTAGCAGCAGTATTGGTATCAAAACCTAAATCAATTAATTCAGCACCTAATGAGAATGCTCCTTCAACAACTTTAATACCACCTGATGCGATACCTGCAAGACCGGAAGTATACCATGATACTTCGTTATTTTCTTCTGCTGGAAATAATGGTTCTAATGCCATTTATATACCTATGATCCTGATATGTCCGCTATTTCTGAAGAGAATACATCTGGTGGTGGATCTTTTTGTTCTTGTGGTGTAGCTGCAAAGTCTGGGAATTTAATTTCAGGAATTGTTTTAAATTCATCAAACACAACTTGTCCGTTTTGAATAACTAAATATTTATAGTTGTCTTCATATGGATCGTAGAATACTTTATTATTAAATCTGCTTTTATTTTTTAATATAAATCCTTCTTGTGTAGCGTCTCTAACATCAATGTCTAATACTCCACCAAACTTTTGACCACCCACTTCGTTTCTTAAAGTATCTGCCATTTCAGTATCAAAAGTTGCTGCTCTTTCAGCTGCTTGTGGTGGTAAACCATCTGTTACATATTTTTCTAACATTGTATTATACAAAGCATCAGATTTAGTATCTCTCATACTAGCAATTTTTAATTGAGTATCTCTATTTAATTGATTTTCACCTGCTTTAAATTCTTGACCTGCTTCTCTTTCACCTCTTAAAAAATCTCTTTCACCCATCTTTTCACCCATTCTAAACTGAGCTGCTTGATAATCTTTAAAAGGTTCTTTAGCAGCTAAAGATGCTGTTTGAAGTATGTTTCCTGATGGTGTTCTTGACATTAGATCTAAACCAAAGCTAGTTAAGAAACCTGCACCTGTTCCAGGAGCAAAGTTTCCCATAGCGTAAGGATTAGATCCTTGATTGTATTGTTTTCTTGGTTGATCTAGTCCTGATGTAATACCAGTACTTGTTGATCCACCCATTCTAAACATTGGTCTTTTTAAAGTTCTACTCATAATTATACTAACGATGTTATACTTCCTGGTTTTGCTAATGCACTGTAGATACCTGCAAGTGTTGTACCTGCACCTAATGCAGTTTGTAATGGTGTAGGATTAGGTACGTTGGTTGTTGCTGTTCCTGATCCCTGCATTCCACCCATGATACCTGTAACCAAATTACCATAGTTTTGTAATTGTTCTTGTGGTTGGAAAGCTGCAGCTCTGTTTGCTTCTCTATTTGCATCAAGTCCTGCTTGTGTTTGCGCTTGGTTCAGTGCGCCCAATGAACCTAGTCTTGAAATATCTGTTCCTTGTAATCCAGGTACTAACTGAGCTAGACCTCGTTGATTATTAAAATTTTGTTGCGCTGCAGCTTGTGCATTTTGAAAACCTGATTGTAATAAACCTGCTTGTAGTTGTGCTCTGTTCATATCAGAACCTTTCATGTATTCTGCTTGTGCAACACCTTCACGTCCACCACCGAATGCTCCTGATGCTACTGCTTGATCTGAAATTCTTTGTTGTTGCATAGCTGCATTTCTATCAAACTCTGCTAATGATGCATCCATAACTTGTGATTGATATGGTGACATAAACTGTTGGTAAGCATTTGCACCTGTTGAAGCTTGTGCACCTTGTAAAAAAGGTTCGTAAGAAGCTAATCCAGTTTTTTGTCCAGTGGTTGGATCTATTCCTGCACCTTGTAATGCTAAAGCTTGTGCTGATTGTTGTAATTGATCTTGACCTGCAACTTGTGGTGCAAGTCCTGCTAAATTTTGTTTTCTTACGTCAAATGCTCTTGCAGCATCTTGTCTTCCTTTAAATCCTTCTGCAGTCTCCCCTGCCATTTGTGACAGACTTCCAATGCCACCTGATACAACAGGTACACCTGTAAGTGCTACGGCTTGTGTTGCTAGATCTTTTCCTAGATCTTCTACGAATGGTGCTGGTCGTGATATTGTGGTTTCTGTAGCCATTAAATAACTTCCTCTAATCTTTGTGATGTTTTAAACATTTCTCTAGCGCCATCTAATCCTTGCGATTCCTCTGATACTTCACCTCCGGATTCGAGGTTTTTCATCATGTTATACATGACTTCTGCTCCCTTGTCTACATCTCCCTCACCTGCATTTCTTACAGCGTCAGCTGTAAATACAAACTCATTCTTAGACAATCTTGCAGGTACATCGTCTGCTCTTTCCATTCTACCAAGTGGCACGAACCCACCTTCATCTCTTAAATCCATTTCTTGACCATCCATATCTAATAGAGGCATAGTCTTTTTAGCTACCGGTTCTTCTGATCCTTCTGCATAACCATTTCTCATTATACCACCATCAGCAACATTATATCTACTACCTTGGTTTCTAGCTGATAAATAATTGTAAGGATTGTTTCTAATATCAGCTATGTTTAATCTATTTGTTTTATAATAATCATCATTGTTTTCTTCTTCTTTTTGACCCATTAACAACGGTAGTGTTGAAGCTGCAAGTATACCACCCATAGCAGTTGGCATAAAAGACCCACCTCCTTGAGTTAAACCTAATTTAGCTAATATACCTTCTTTAAAAGGAACAAAAGATTGTCCTACTCTTGATCCTGCTTGACCTAATAAATTTCCTTTTAAATTAGCAAAAAAAGAACTTCCTTTCATACCACCCATAAGTGCATTACCACCAAAATATAATAAGGCTGCTTTACCTACTGGTGACTTAACAACTTTTTTAATAGCTTTACTTGCTTTCTTAACTAGTTTACCTAAGAAATACATTTGTCTTCCTGATTCAAGGTCCATGATTCCACCTTCAGGAGTATCTTCCATCATACCGCCGTCCATCATTCCTGCACGTCCACCATCAGCAAGGCCATCGAAATCAAATATAGAGCCCGCGAATCTTGGAGCAAGGCCACCTAGGTTTCTTGTAGGTGTTACATCTTTTTCTTCAGTGTCATTACCAACAAAACAATAAGCCGGTGGGTTGGGTCCTTTACAAGGATCCATTACTTGACCGTCGCCACCACCTGTTGGATTAATTTGATCTAAAGTTTTACCTCGATTAGCTAAATTTTCTAAATCTTCTCTTGACACTTCACCCGTTCCTGCAAGATCTCTATAGTCTCTCGCTTTTTGTAAAGTATTTAATACGGTTACTTGTGTATCTGGTCTTATTTTATCAAACAAAGGATTAAGTAATGCACCTTGATAACTTGGTATTTTAGAATTTACATCATATAAATTTGGTCTAAATGATTCTATACTTGTTCCAATATTACTTCCTAAAAATTCTTTACCTTGTGCTAAATCTTGAAATTTGTTGATATCTAATCCTGCCATATTAGAAGCTACTTCAAACTTGTTAGCTAAACCATCTTCATAAATACTATCTTTACCTAATAAAGATGCTTTTAATCCTTTATCTACATCACCTACTCCTAAACCTTTAGCTATTTGTTCCGCCGATAAACCATAATCATCCACCATATCTACATATTGTTCTATATCTTGATATTTTTGAAATGCTTTTTTGTTAGCTAGTTCTACATTTTTTCTGTTTTGAAATTTTTTATTTTTTTCTTTTATGTTACTAAAAAACTTTTTAGATTTATCTATAAGATTTTCTTTTTTCTCTTTTGCTTTTTTATCAGCTGCTGCTTTTGCTCTTCGAGCATTGTCGGCTTTAAGTTTATCTTCAAATTGTTTTTTTGATCTTCTATAATCGTCGCCTGTAACTTTATTGTCACCGCCACCGCCACCGCCACCATAACCACCTTTAGGTCCACCTTGGTATCCACCTGAAAGATCTGTGTTAGAACCTGTACCACCTTGCTTTCCATCAGTTCCTACTGTTCCCATGTCAGCACCACCACCAAAACCACGTCTACCATCAGGAAAAACTTGTCCTCCTTTGATATATAATTGTCTAGCTTGTTGTGCGTTTGTTATTGCCATTACTCTGACGCTGCTCCTAATGGTGGCATTGCTGCTACTTTAATTTTTAATGATCTTGTCACGTGTTCTCTTTGTGTTGCTGTCTCTGCATTGTTAATATCATCTTCTGCCTCTTGATCAGAATTATACTCATAACTTGTTTGTGTATTTCTTAATACTACCTCAGTTTCACACTTAACAACAGGTACTTTTTTACCATTTATCATTGTGTAATTTACTGATCCTTCTTCTTTAAACGCCATATTTTCTCCTTAGTCTCTGTTTATTTCTAATAAAGATGCCACTACATGTAACTCATTAGCATCAGATGCGGTAACTTTCAATACCTCACTTTCTAATAAAATTAGTGGTTCTGTTAATAATTGTTCAGTAGCATTAGAATCTATTGACTTTGTTTTAAATAAACTAAATACAGCGCTAGCTGCGTTAGTTAATGTTACTGTTATAGTTGCTGCACTTCCAGCATCGTTTGATATTAATAAAGATTTTACGATTGCTCTAGAATTAGAAGGTGTTGTATATAAAACCGTTTCTCCTGTAGTAGTTAAATCTACTTTTGCATTTGTGTATATATTAGCCATTAAGCCACGCAAACCTTTCTTGTTCTTGTTTCTGTTCGTTTAAAAATGTAGAGTTTAATTGTTCTACAACTAAAGCAATTGCTCTATTAATTTGTTTTTGGTTAGATACATCATACTCTTCTTTTGGTTCTGGTAGTCTTACTATTACTTTAGCCATTATCTTTTACCGTCCGGTTGTATATCTATTCTTAAAGTTCCAAATCTCCAAGACTCACTAACATCTGTATTTTCTATTTTAATATTAACAAATCTACCTCTAGCTCTGGTATCTTTTTTTTCAGTACTTGAGTTAACTGTAAAAGGACTTAAAGCAGTTTTTGTTTCTGATTGTTGTGGATAACGTTTAACAGCAAGGGTCACTTTTGCATTACCTTGTAAATCTTTAAAATCTGGTACAAATCTTCTCATAGCTAAAAAATTTTCTCCAGCAATTGTAGGACCACTTGATTTACCTTGAGCATCTTTTTGTTTTGCTTGTAGATCAAAGTCATATGATTTTACAAATGATGTAACAGTTGTTGTGCTACCATTAGGGTTAACTTGATCTGTCCCTACTTCGTGTTCAAATAATGTTGTTTGACCCAAACCTGATTGACCAACAATTACAGGAAAAGTACCAGAAGCTGAGTCACTAAATTTAGTAGCTGATGGTTTAGGATATACACTAGCATCAATCCAAGAAGTTCTTGCTTCTGTTCCTATATACCAAACCCCACCTCTCATAGGTTCTCCGTAATTAAATACCACATACTGATCATTATAATCAGAACTAGTTGATGGATAATACCAAGTTACTTCTGTAAATAAATTATTTATACCAGCACAAATTTGTTGACCTTTTGTAGTATCTGCTTGGTCATAAACATAATCTTCAACACTACATGGTAGTGATTTAACCGTACCATCAAACATAAAGAAACCATTAGGACTCATCCAAAACGCAGCACCATCTATTTCAACAGCTGCATTTTTACCAATCAATCCACAGTTAGTACCAACTTGTTCAAATCCAAATGTAAAAGGTGCACCAATAAATTTCATTGTATACAAAGCATTATCAGTCCAAACTAAGATTGTTTCTTTTGCTTTTAATGAACCTATAATTTTTGTACCATCTTGTAATCTTTGTGATCCAGCACTGTTAATAGCTGTTGGTGTATAATCATTTATATCTTCTTGATCCGAGAATCTAATAAACATATCGTCTTGAGATGTTGTATCTCCAATAATAGTTTCTGTTCCTAAATGAATTAAGTGACGTGTTGTAGGTGATACTAGTGTAACTCTAGTTGCTGTTGGATTAGCTGATGTAGAAAAACCTGAAGTTGATGTAGATGATCTAGTTGTTAACCTTGCAGCAATACCAGCATCCCATGTAAAAGTTTTTCCATTTGCAATTGTTGCAACTAATACCTGACCAAAATTACTTAAACTCCAGAGTCCTGGTTCCAGACTCACGTCAGATGCTGAAGCTGCTTCTCCCCATGCTCCACTACCCCATGTATCAATACCCCAACCATAACCATAAGATTGTTCTGCAGGACCCACTTGTTCGTAAGGTTTAACTTCTAAACTACCACCTGTTGAAACTGTTGCTGTTGCATTAGAGCTTTGTGTAATTGTAAATACACTTGTACTTGTAATACTTGTTACTTGAAATAATTTATCTTCAAAATCAGAATTAGAATAACCTGTACCACCTGGTAAAGTTACATTATCTAATAATATAATGTCCCCTGCACTTAAACCATGATTTGATTTTGTTATAGAACAAATAGCAGAGTTATTAGTTGTTGCAATTGTGCAAGAAGATAGTGTAGCTTTTAAAGGTGTAATGTCATAGAGTTGACCTTCAAAGTATATAAGTAAAAATTTATCTGTACCTATTGCAATATATCTATTTCCATCTAAATCTACAAAAGCAAACTGACGTCTTGTAACACCTACAATTGTATCTGTAACTAATGATGACCAACCACCTACTTTCTCAGGTAGTCCATATCTAAATCTTGTATTATCACAATCAATCCATCTGTTTTCGGCGCCAGATGAAGTATCTTGTTTGTCTATTCCTGGTAAGACTTTAAAATCAATTAGAGCCATGGTCCATGCTCCTATATTTTATCTTTGTATATCCAGCCTCTAGTTGCATTGACATACACTAAAGTAAATGCAGCACCATTAGCATTAACCACTAAATTAGAAGCGGCCCCTAAAATATTAGAACTGTTTCTACCGATTGTTAAATTGTTAGATGCAAAAGCATTACCACTGTCTATAAAATGTACTTCATTACCTATTGCAGGGGATGCTGGTAAATTAATTGTAACTGCTGTACCAATACCACTTCCAGATGTGTTTACTAATAATTGATCACCGTTAACTGCTGTATAAGTAGAAGGTGGTGTGTAGTATCCTCTTGTCTGTAATTTTCCTGTA